GAAATGTTCTTTTCTGAAATTGAAAAATTAAGAAATGAAATTGCTGAATTGAAAGGTGTAAAACTTTCTTCTGATGAAGAAGATAAAACTGATGAGGATTTAAAGTCTAAAGAAGTTGAATTAAGTGTTGAACCATTAACACATTCACCTGAAGTTAAAGCCCCACAAGTTCAAAAATTCGCATCTAATCGCCAAATGACTACTCAAGATAGAGTTATGGCAAAACTTTTTAATTAATAATAATAAATAAATAAATAAAAATGGCTACTACTACAAGTATTACTACCACTTATGCAGGAGAATTTGCTTCTAAATATATCTCTGCTGCTTTATTATCTGCTTCTACTATCGAAAATGGTGGAATTGAGGTAATGCCTAATGTTAAGTACAAATCTGTAATTCAAAAAATTGCTACTGATGGTATCGTTAAAGATGCTACTTGTGATTTTTCTGCTACATCTACTGTAACATTAAGCGAAAGAATTATTACACCTGAAGAATTCCAAGTGAATCTTCAATTGTGTAAAAAAGATTTCCACGCAACTTGGGAAGCTGTATCTATGGGATATTCTGCTTTTGATTCATTGCCACCAAGCTTTGCTGATTATTTGATTTCTCACGTAGCTGCTAAAGTTGCTGAAAAAACTGAACAAAACATTTGGAGAGGTGCTACTGCTAATGCAGGTGAATTCAATGGATTTGCTGCTTTATTAGCTGCTGATGCTGCTTTGCCAACTGCTAACGAAGTTGCAGGTACTACAGTTACTGCTTCTAACGTTGTTGCTGAATTAGGTAAGATTGTTGATGCAATCCCTGCTGCACTTTACGGAAAAGAAGATTTGTACTTATACGTTTCTCAAAATATCGCTCGTGCTTACGTTCGTGCTTTAGGTGGATTTGGTGCTTCAGGATTAGGTGCTAATGGTACAAACGCTCAAGGAACACAATGGTTTAACAATGGTTCATTATCTTTTGATGGTGTTAAAATCTTTGTTGCAAACGGATTAGCTAACAATACTGCTATCGCTGCTCAAAAATCTAACTTATTCTTTGGTACAGGTTTATTATCTGACCAAAATGAAGTTCAAGTAATTGATATGGCACCTGTAGATGGTTCACAAAACGTTAGAGTTGTAATGCGTTTTACTGCTGCAGTTCAATACGGAATTGTTGAAGATATCGTAACTTACGGAATCACAAACTCTGCTAACTAATAATTAGCTTTTTTAAATCAAAGGGGTGGTGAAAAAATCGCCATCCCTTTTTTTATTAACTTATAAAAATATAAAAAATGGCTTGTGAAATTTCATTAGGTAGAATAGAACCTTGCAAAGATAGCAATGGTGGATTAAAAGCGGTTTACTTTGTAAACTGGGGTGATATGACAGGGGTAACTTATGACGCTACTAATACAGATGCTATTAGTGCTGTTACAGGTACACCAAGTGCATATAAATATGACTTGAAAGGTAATAGTTCATTCGAACAAGCAATTACTTCTTCAAGAGAAAATGGTACTACATTTTTTGAACAAACTTTGAACTTAACTTTGAAGAAATTGTCTATTGTAGACCACAAACAAATTAAATTATTAGCTTACGGACGTCCACAAGTAGTTGTTGAAGATAACAACGGAAACTTGTTTTTGTGTGGTTTAGAACACGGAATGGATGTATCAGGTGGTACAATTGTAACAGGTGCTGCTATGGGTGATTTGTCAGGATATACTTTGACATTATCAGGTCAAGAACCTGTTCCTGCAAACTTCTTGAGTACTACTTTAACCGCTGCAGGTTTCACAGTAGTATCAGGTTCATAATTGTTTGTTTTTTGATTGGTGAAAAGGGGTGGCTTCGGCTACCCTTTTTTTGTTTTAAATAACAATAATTCAATAGATTTATTATTAAATAAAAAAAAGAATGATAATCTTAAAAGAACAAGAAGCTGCACAAGTTTTAAAATTCATACCTCGTAGTTATGGAGCAGATACTATTGTATTAAGAAACGAAACTACTAATGAAGTACAGACTATTTCTGCATCATTTGCTTTAGATAAATATTATTTGACAACTACTACTGCTTTTGATTTATTGCAGAATACATTTTATAATTTAACTATCAAAAATGGTGCTGAAGTAGTTTACAAAGATAAAGTGTTTTGTACTAATCAAAATATAGTTAACTATACAGTCAACAAAGATGAATATGTAGCAAACGCTACAAATAACGATTTTATAATTTATGAGTAATATATCAATTGTAAATTTAAGTGCTTATACAAGCCCTGTAATTCAAGAAAACAAGAAGTCAGACTACATTGAGTATGGAGTAGATAATAACTACTTTCAATATTTAATTGATAGGTATCTGTATTCAGCAACTAACAACGCTATTATCACTGGTGTAACCAATATGATTTATGGTAAAGGTATTGATGCATTAGATTCTAATCGTAAGCCTAATGAATATGCTCAAATGCGTAGTATCATTAAAGGTGATATGTTAAAGAAAGTAGCTATGGAGCGTAAAATGCTTGGAATGGGTGCTATGCAAGTTGTAATGGAAAAAGGCAAAGTTAAATCTATTGACCATTTCCCAATGAATACATTAAGAGCAGAAAAGTGTAATGACAAAGGAGAAATTGAAGCTTGGTACTATTACCCTGATTGGACTAAAAAGAAGCCTTCTGAACAAGCTAAAAGAATTCCTGCATTTGGATTCGGAAATGGTAATGAAGTTGAAATGTATGTGGTACATCCTTATGTTAGTGGATTTCATTATTACACACCTATTGATTATTCAGGTGCTTTGCCTTATGCTAAATTAGAAGAAGAAATTAGTGACTACTTGATAAATGACGTTCAAAACGGATTTTCAGGTACTAAAGTAATTAACTTTAACAATGGTATACCTTCTGAAGAAATGCGTGACCAGATCAAGCGTGATGTATTAGGTAAATTAACAGGTTCAAGAGGTGAAAAAGTAATTGTTGCTTTTAACGCTAATGCAGAATCTAAAACTACTGTAGAAGATATACCTTTAAATGATGCTCCTGCACATTATGAATATTTAAGTACTGAATGTTTTGAAAAGTTAATTGTAGGGCATAGAGTTACTTCGCCAATGCTTTTAGGTATTCGTGAAACAGGTGGTGGTTTAGGTAACAACGCAGATGAAATTAAAACTGCTACTTTGTTATTCGATAACATTGTAATTAAACCTTACCAACTTGAATTGATTAATGCTATTGATGAAATTTTAGCAGTAAATGACATTAGCTTAAAACTATACTTTAAAACTATTCAGCCATTAGAATTTGTAGATGCTTCAGGAATGAATGCAGAAACTGCTGAAGAAGAAACAGGTATTAAAATGAGTTCTGAAAAAGTTTGTTGTTCTACTGAATCTGATTTAGATGATGCTATTGCTGATGAGTTAATTGCTTTAGGTGAAGAACCAAATGAAAAATGGCTTTTAATTGATGAAAGTGAAGTTGATTATGACACAGACGATTTAGAAAACGAAATTCTATCAAAAGAAAAAAATAAAAGTTTATTTTCTAAAATAGTAAATTTAGTTTCTACTGCTACCGCAAGACCTAATTCAAAATCAGAACAAGATGAAGTTATTGATGGTATTAGATTTGTAACACGTTACGTTTACGCAGGTGAAACTACATCTAAAAGCAGAAAGTTTTGTCAAAAAATGATTCAAGCAGGTAAAATATACCGAAAAGAAGATATATTAAGAATGGAAAGTTTAGAAGTAAATGAAGTTAGAAAAGATTCTGATGGAACTTCTAAAGGTTTTGGACCAAATGGAAAAACTACCTATAATGTATGGTTTTACAAAGGCGGAAAATTTTGCTACCATAGGTGGAACAAACAAGTTTACGCAAGTTTTGAAGATGTAAACATTGATGTTAATTCACCAAAAGCAAAACAATTAGCAAATCGTAAAGCTGAAAAATATGGTTATGTAGTCAAAAACGATTCATTGGTTTCTAAAAGACCAATTGATATGCCAAATGGTGGAGCTTACAATGGTTAAAAAATTATAAAAAGATATGGCACAAGCATTATTTGTAACAAGAGAAGATATAGTAAAATTTACAGCAATGAATGGAAACGTTGACACGGATAAATTCATTCAATTTGTAAAGATTGCACAAGATATACATATTCAAAACTATTTAGGTTCAAAGCTGTTTAATAAAATAAACGATGATATTGTATCAGGCACTTTGGCTAATCCTTATTTAGACCTTTTAAAGGACTATATTAAGCCAATGGTAATACACTTCGCTATGGTGGAGTATTTGCCTTTTGCGGCTTATACAATAGCTAATAAAGGTGTGTTTAAACATAATAGTGAGAATAGTACAAACGTAGAAAAGAATGAGGTAGATTTCTTGATTGAAAAAGAAAGAGATATTGCACAACACTACACAAATAGGTTTATAGATTATATGAGTTATAATCAAGCATCATATCCTGAATATAACACTAATTCTAATGGTGATATGTTCCCTGATTCAGAAGCAAATTTCATAGGATGGGTAATATAGTTATGGTAAAAGAAACTTACAAACCTAAAGAAACTAACGTAAAGAAGTTAGAGTTATTTTTAAGTAAAATAAAAACAAATAAAAAATGAGTTTACAATTCACACATATAAAAGGAGATACTTTTGATGAAGTAGCATTTCAATTAAAAATTAATACTGCAGTTGTTGACTTAACAGGTGCAACTATTAAAATGCAATTACGCAAAAGTTATTCAGATACTAATGCTGCTTTATCTCTTACTTCGGTTTCTTCTGCAGGTATTACTATAACAAATGCCACAAATGGAGAATTTAAAATAAACACCCAGATCATAGATATTCCTGTTTACAATTATGTTTATGATATACAAATTACTTTAGCAAGTGGAGTAGTTAAAACGTATGTACAAGGTGGGTTCAATATTACTAACGAAGTAACAAGATAAAAAAATGGGTGATGATATTACTATTGGTGTAACTGAAATTGTAAATAATATTGAGGTTACTGCACAGCCAAACGACCAAATCGTAGATATAAGCGTAATTGATAATGCAGATGATGTTACTTTAAATATAACACCTACTGTAATTGAAATCAATGTAAACAAAGGTAGTTCATATGCTAAATGGGGCGATATATTAGGTACACTATCTGACCAAACTGACTTACAATCGGCTTTAGATTTAAAAGCTAATTTGGTAGGTGGTAAAGTTCCTGCTTCAGAATTGCCTTCTTATGTAGATGACGTAGTAGAAGTAGCTGATTATGCTGCTTTACCTGCAACGGGTGAAACGGGTAAGATATATGTAACATTAGATAATAATAAAATATATCGTTGGAGTGGTTCTACTTATA